AGTGGGCGGATGAGGGTGTATCAACTCTCGTCCGAGTTATTATTCTTGGTTGGTCAGCAGCAATTCTGACTCTTAATTATGTAACTGTTCCTGGTATTCCTCAGAAAAATATCGATCCAACTTTTATCGCCAGTGTTTTTACTGGAACTTTAGCTACGTTCGGGGTCATGCCTTCCAAAAAGAAGGATGAATCCAAGCAAGCACCTACATTGGAGAAGAAAGATGCAAAAATTGATTAATGTAGTCGCGTTGTTATCTGGTCTAGTTTCTTTATCTGTCTTAGGGGGTGGTGCTTATCTTTACGTTCAAAAGGATACATTAATCGAAGGTGCTAGGGAGAAAGCAACTGCTGCTATCACCGAAGCAATCACAGAAGCACTACCAGGAATGGTAAATGCTGCTATGCCTAAGATGCCTGAAGTAACTGGTCCCTCTATGCCATTCTAACCATGAATAAACTTAAGATCGTCGCCGCTTCAGTTGGCGGAGTATTTGTTGTAGCACATATAGGTCTGCTTGGATATGTTTTCAGGCAGGAACCTGAACCTGTGCTCCAACCTCCTACATTTCACATCCCCCGTGGTCCTTATTCTTCTTACAGGATTAAGGCAGGTAAGGATGGTTATGAGATTGAATTCCGTGCTGACGATCCTAAGATTTTGGAGTCTGAAAGGTCTTTAGATGTTGACAAAGAGAGGAGAGGATTGTTTGGTGGCGGATCTGAAATTAGAAATGAGTACCGCCGTGATCAATATACCCGTGAAGGCACCAGGAATCTAGGAGGTGCAACTGACGAGCAGGGAAAGTCTGCGAAAGAAATCGAGTGCATCGTGGCGGACGCTGGAGCACGTTCACAAGGTGCAATGGCAGGTAGTGCTATTGCTGCTGGAGTTGCTGTTCCTGCCCTTGCTAGCATCCCCTACGTGGGTTGGTTGGCAGGTGGATGGGCATTGCTCCTAGGACAGAAAGCAGGGTCTTCACTTGGTTCTCAAGTTGGAAGCGTATTTAATGATTGTTAAATAGTTAAGTATTGAGGAAACATTATGGCTCAAACGACTTATAAGAAGCAACAGAAGAAAGAAGCGACAGAAACATTTTTCTTATATGTATTCTTTCATTCTATCTGGACAGGAATTTTTAAAATATTTGAAGACTGATGCCTGAAATACCCATCATTACAGGTGGTGATATTAGTATTAAAGATATTCAAATTAATACTATTACTATACCCACCTATGACTTTAATAGCACTTCAACATCCATACCATTAGCAGCTCCAGTAGTTGTAAACATTGGTGTGCCTGTGGTTAATATACCAGGATGTGTTGAGGCGACTGAAACTAATACTGCTAAAAATAATCAACTGAGGCAAGATGACCCGAATGGATTGGTTACGTATTGCGATTCTGGGGTTCCCAATTTTAATCCTCTTTCTTTTGAACCAAACCAGATGATTATGACTGGTCCACCAAAAGTGGATACTAGATCACCTGATGCACCGAAACCACCTGAAGTTAAACCACCAGAAACAAATCAACCTGTTGCTACCGCTGTAATAGTTTGTCCTACAGAAGCACAGAACGCACAAGAACCTGTGGGAACATATGTAGAAGGATTTAGAAAGATAGTTACTGGTTACAAACTCATCGATAAGACATGTGTTCAACTAACAGAACCAGTTCCAGTGCCTACACAAATTCTTGCTGGTCTACCTAGTGGTGGACAGGTAATGCAGGTGGGTGGTATTGCTGTCATTGCTACATCATCAGCACTATTAGCAAAACCGCTGGCAGACATACTATTGAAAGCAGTCAAACCAGCGGTTAAGAAAGTTATGAAAAAGATTGCTACCTTACGTGGTAAGAAACCTCCTATTTTGTCTGCAGGGGAGCGCCGAGCAGAGCAGCGTCAGATGAATGAGGCAGTACGGGTATTGCGCTCTGTTTTTCCTCGGAAGAAGAAGAAACTCTAGGAATATTATGGTAGTGTGGATGCTTATGTCCTGGTGGATTGTTTACCACAACATCAGCACACACAGAATAGTATGGTGATTTGGGATGGAATTGGATTCCTTTTAACTTTAACTCACCACAATTCTTGAGTCTTGCAATCTCAAAGTCCAATCTTTTATTGGCAGTTATTTGTTCTTGTAAACCAATCTGTGTAGTTGCTGCCCTCTTACATAAGTCTTGTAAGTTTTTATCTGTAGGTGTGCTCCATGTCATAGAGAACCCTAGACCTAGATTATAGTTATCTTTCTGTCCAGTTCTAGTTTTTTTAGTGAACAGAATGTCGCCAGGATTGTCTAACAGACCATCCTCGTTTAGATCACTAACGTCATAGACTGGATCATTAAAGTATGGTTCGTATGGTTTAGATTGAGAAACAGAACCTGTTACATACGGGGTGAAGTTGCGAGTGGGACCCTGACATTGTATACCACCTCCGTATGTGTTTGTAATATATGGTCCCTGAAGGACTTGTATAGCTTGGTTTGTAACGGAACCTGAACTATTAGCCACAGGAGAAGCAGTAGCAGACACACCACCAACAGTTTCAGCATAAGAAGGATTAGCAAATAATAATGTTATTGTGAGAAGATACTTGTGGTATCGGTGGCGCTTTCGACCTCGGTCACTCTTTGAATAATTGTTTGATTGCTCAAACCTGGGCCGCGATAAGTTTCTGTGAACTGAAACGCTGCTCCTGGTACTGTTTGTGTGAATTGAGGTTTGCTTGTTACACCTGTCCATGATGAAGTCACTCCATTAATAGTTACATTGCTAGCACCTGTTCCTGGTGAGAGGTTTCCTGATGCTGATATACCAGAACCAGTAGCAGAGTACTGATATCCAGTGTTATAATCCATTGAATTTATTGTCTCAGTTATCTTCTGAGTGGTCTCTGTCCTGCTCGTCATTGATCCCTGTGTGAAGTTTGGGACCACGGGGACCGCCAGGGCAGCTGCAGGTATGACACTTGCAACCACCGCAGACATCACAGACCAACGAATCATAGTATTCATTCCCTAATTCCTCAGTCAATGACAGTGATCTCAGACACAAATTGTCCTGTAGCAGATGTACCAGCTCCACCAGCAGTTAATGCCATAGTATGAGCACTATTAATAGTACCTGCTAGTGATCCAGCAGACCCAGCAGTGTAAGAAGTTACATTACTGAAGTTAGGAACATCTCCTACAGTAGGAGCAGCAGTTGGAACAGCATCCTTTACAGTCATAGATTCTGTAAATGACCAATCATTACCTGCTGTATGAACATCATATGTTCCAGCAGTTCCAAGGGTGCCCATTGTGGTGACGGCAATGTTAGAACCAGAAGCAGAGTAGCTGTCTCCAATTCTCACAGCGGTAGATCTAGCAGCATCAACAGTCAGTTGAACACTAGAAGAATGTTTCGATACAATTCCGCCAGCATTAGCAGCAGTAGCGGTCATCAGAAGCATAACGATAGGAAGAATTTTCTTCATAACGTAAAAATTTGGATCTGATATATTTATTCAACATGAATGATTCCTGTCATACCTGCACCTTTATGGGGTCCACAGAAAAATTCGTAATCACCAGCATCAGCAAATACAATATCTTGAGACTCGCCAGGAGCAAAGAGTAGTGCTTCTCTTGAAAGGTCTGGACGTGCTTCAACAATAATATTATGAGGAGGCAAAGCTTCGTTTACAAAATGTAGTGTTTCACCTGCAGAGATTGTAATCTCGTTAGGTTCAAATGCTAGGTTTCCGTTAGCACCCATATGTACATCGACTGCCCACACAGGAGTAGCAAAAAAGAATGCAATTAGAAACGCAAATAAAAATTTCATGATGTTATAGTAACTATAATATCTATTCTCGTTTTGATTTTTTACTTGGTATGAGTTGATATGCTAACTTATCTCTTAATGCATTGATCCTTTCTTCGTCAAAATGAGCAAAGTTAGGATACTTCTCTACTTTTTTATAGTAATGTAAAGCGTTGAGGATAATTGTGTAATCCTCCATCGTCAATTCAAATGAGTGTCCCATGTTTTCTACGAATTTCTCTAAGTTGTTCAAAATCTTTTTGTTTTGTTCCACCATCATATTCCCATGCATAACCTTCCTCAATCATTTGCTCGTTAAGGGACACATTGTCGTCCCCAATGTAAAGCCAACCCAGAAGACGCCCGTATTTGCCAGTGCCACCAACAAGTTCAGTCCTAACAGACAACTCATCATCACCAGCCAAAGTGCCTTCGAGTTTTTCTTTGAGCCAGTTGGTTGCGTCTTTTCCAAGTTCCTTTTCCTCTAGATCTCTCGTTCTTTTTTCAGGTGTATCAACTCCTGCAACTCTAACTCTTTCTTTCTTGTATAGATCAAACCCAAGATCAATGGTGACATCAATAGTATCACCATCAAGGACACGATTGATCTCCGTCACTCGGAAGTTGTAGCAACTTTTCCTGTTCGGCGGCATCATTTTTCCCATCTTCTAACTCTGCAAATGCTTCTCTTAGTATGTATACGACTACAAACAATGCACCCGCAACGGCAAGTATCACACAGATAATTACAGACCACACAGGATCAGTAACATTATCAAGAGGACGCAATAATAAATTCATAGTTCATTGAATCGATAATCTAATATAATTCTATACAAAGAATCTCTCATAAACCATAGATGTTCTTGTTCTTCGTATGGTCTAGCAGGAGCACCTGGCCAATATTTAATAGTTTCTGTAACAGAATGATATAACAAGCGTATATCTTCTATTGTTAAATCTATTGTGTAGTCTGGTTCTTTACTCATGGGTTCCTGGGATCGATTCCTAAATCTTTCAAGTATTCAATCCACCAATCTTGATCTTTAATGTATCTCCAATTGGGAACTTCTTGTCCACGTTCTGTAACATAGTATTCATGGAGAGCGTCATCTATAGTCTGTGCGATCTCCATATTCTTCTTCCTCTTCATCAACGTCTTCATATGCGTTGTCCACATATGGTCCTCGTTTTCGTGAAGATTCTTTTCCGACATAATTTTTTTCGTCGTTGACGGCAGATACCCACACAGCAAGTTTCATTATGATAAAAATTAAAACCAGTGGTGTAAAGCAACCGATTAAAATTACTGGATTCATTTATGCTTCCTCGTAAAAGGTTCCCAGTGTTGCCAACTATATTTATGAACTGCCCACATTCCTATGACGGGAACAAAGACGAGACACCATGCCATGATTCCTAATCCATATGGGTTGTTAAGTACAGTCCCACAAAACCTAGCAAATTGTAACATTATTCTGATATAATTGATAGAATGAATAAAAATAATCCGAACAAACAATAGAAACCAATAAAAATTAATTCAGATTGAATATGCATATTCTAAACTCCATGTAATACTTGCTATTATACAGAAAAATAAAAGTAATCCAGAAAAAATGACGTGGTTCATTGCTCTCTAGTTTTCCAAAGATCTAGGAAATAACGATCAACTTCATACAAATCACCACGGGGTGGTTGTTCTTCAATTTGAGACCATTTATTACATAGTTCTCTCATCTCAAATGATATCTTACCTGGGGTAAACATTCTGCCAAAGGATGACATGGCAAACGCATACCTCATTCTAATGCGCTGTTCCATTTCCTGAGTAGGCGTCGGTTTCGTAATAGTTATTCTCACCTTTTCTGTACCCGAAATATGCGGTGGCACATATAAAGGGTAGTGATCCGAAAAGTAGGACATGTGCTAGAGTCATTGAATTTTTTCCTCGTAGATTTTAATTAACTTCATTGCTTGTTTTCTATCAGACCCACAAGGTGCATTCTTCAAACATCGAAGAATTAGTTCATCATCACTGATAGTAGGTTTGATAGTAAACCCCCACTTATCAACTTCACCTTCCACAGGTGCTTCTGGACTATCGAACATCGTGTCCTCCAAACATTGCTCGCATACCATTCAGAACCTTGGCAGTGAAAGCACCAAGACGGCGCGACTCAAATCTCGCAAACAAAGCACTGCTGATGACAGGAGCGGGTACGCCAAGATCCACAGCAGCGTGAACAGTCCAACGTCCTTCACCAGAGTCTGATACTCCCCCATCGAACTTGCTAAGCTCACGATCGCTGCGTAATACATCAGCGGTAAGATCGAGCAACCAACTGCCAACCACACTACCACGACGCCAACACTCAGCCACTTTAGCAACGTTAATGTCATAACAATAATCTTCTGGACAATCCATCGGAGCAACTTCAGCATCTCCTTCCTTAACGTATGCTGCCCCAGCATTAGCTTCATGCAGGATATTAAATCCTTCTGCGTATGCTTGCATGATTCCATATTCGATACCATTGTGAACCATTTTTACAAAATGTCCTGCACCAGGATCACCACAATACATCCATCCAAACTCTTCTGGATACATTACATATGAACCATCTCCTGTGCGTTCTGCAGCACCAATTCCTGGAGCGAGTGCATCGAAGATAGGGCGGCATACATCGACTGCGTGACTTCTGCCACCAACCATAAGACAGTATCCACGCTCCAAACCATAAACACCACCACTAGTACCACAATCAAGATATTGGATGCCCAATTTTTCCAGTTGCTCTGCTCTGCGGCGCGAGTCCTTAAAATTGGAATTGCCATGATCAATAACAATATCTCCATCACTAAGAAATGGTAGTAAGTCATTGATAGTTTCCTCTACTAGTTCTGCAGGAATAACAAGTTGAAAAATGCCAGGAACCTTACCAGCACTAGTCTCTTTGAGACCATCAGATTTAACTGCTTGGACAAGATACTCCAATGAAGTCACACATCCACTAATGTAACCTTTATCATATTGTTCACATGCTTTTTCGTAGTTGTTTCTATAACCCCATACTTCAATACCTGTTTTGATCATACGTTGGGACATACCCTCACCCATACGACCCAATCCAATCATTCCAACTTTCATTTTAATTTTCCTTTATTTCTATTATACTCAGTTAGCATCTGTCGTCAACATTTGCTCTGTATACATTTTAAGTTTGCATTCTAGTTGATCGTAAATTTCCCAAATGTATTCGGAACCTGTTTGGTCTTTATAGGTTTCACACGCACGAATTAGTCTGGTAATATCGTCTTCCGAAAGTCTCATAATCTAATACCGTGTGACAAAAATATTTATGGTACACCCCTGTTGACAGGATTCTTATATGGTGGTATGATGACCACATCGTTTGATTAAAATACTATGATGTACGATCAACCTCCTGCTCCTCACTACGTTTGTGTGGGTTGTACACCAGCAGAGGAACAAGTTACTCAATTCCTACAAGGACGTGGCATTTATGATCGTAATGCCATTGCAGTCGTAATGGGAAACATTAAACAAGAAAGTAATTTTAATCATAACATTTGTGAGGGAGGTGCTATCGTCCCTTATGATCAGTGTCTTCGTGGTGGATATGGTCTAATTCAATGGACCTCTACTAATCGTTATCTAGGACTGGGTTCTTTTGCACGTAAGTATAATGGTAGTCCGTCAGACTTTGGTATGCAACTGCGTTACATGGTCAATGAAAACCAGTGGACAAAATTTGAAGTGGTACTGAAGGGCGGTGGACAAAGTGTCCCCTACTACATGGATGCTGCATATTACTGGTTAGGATGGGGTATCCATGGAAACCGCACAAACTATGCCTACTCCTACAGCAAGAAACTCGTCCTCCGATACTCTTGACATGGCAGACGATTGGCGTTATAATGACCAGAAGATGGAGACACGTCAACGTGCGTACTCCATTCTTCTCAATCGATTCGGATCCCAACTTGACAAAGATGGAGCTCCGCTATATAATATGAAAGCAATCACCGAGTGTGCCCATGACTGGGTGTCACAAGGAAATTCTAGATGTGATGGGATTGTTGCATACTTCAAAGCATATTATGCTTGAAGTTTTTTGACTCAGTAGCTCAGTTGGATAGAGCAACTGCCTTCTAAGCAGTCGGTCGTTGGTTCGAGTCCAACCTGAGTCGCCAGTCGGTATGGCGGAATTGGTAGACGCGCCAGGTTTAGGTTCTGGTGTCTTATGACGTGGAGGTTCAAGTCCTCTTACCGACACTCGCTCGAATAGCTCAGCGGTAGAGCATCTCCTTTACACGGAGGATGTCGGGGGTTCGATCCCCTCTTCGAGCATTGTCACTATTAACTATGGACAAGCAAAAAATCAAAAATCAATTACAAGAAATCAAAACAGAACTTGCATATATGCGAGGGATGCTTACAAATATTTGTAGTCAGTTACAGGAGTCAAGAGACTTAAATGCAGAGTCATCTGAATCTCCAGTAAAAGAATTATATGAGCACCCATGGTATAAGTATAAGCGTGAACAAATTCTTGCTGAAGAAGAATCACTTAAAAACTAATCACAATATATAAATCAATGAAAATTTTCCTAGACACTGCTGATTACGAAGCAATTGCTGAACGCTATAAGACTGGTCTAGTCGATGGCATCACTACAAATCCTACACTAGTTCGTAAGTCTGGTGTAGACTATGTGGAGTTTATTAAAACACTAGCAACTAACTTTGCTTTTGAAAGTATCTCTGCTGAAGTAGAAGGTGATTCCTGTTTTGAGATGCTTGTAAATGCTACTAAGTATCGTGATATTGCTGACAACGTTACGATCAAACTGCCCCTCACTGTAGAGGGTCTGAAGGCATGTAAAGAACTCACTGCTCAAGGTGTCGAAACTAACGTTACCTTGTGCTTCAGTGCCGCTCAGGCAGTGATGGCAGC